AAAAGCCGTGGCGGTAGGTAGAATCGAAAAATACAAGCATCAGAAAGGGGAATCGAATTTGAGATTCACAGAAAGGCAAGAAAGGTTATACAGATTTTTGAAAATTGGACGGCTGAACGCTCAGACGGCTCAAGAAATCGAAAAAGGAACGGGAATCAAGTATCGTACTGTTTATGACGTTGTAAAGCAGTTACGGAAGAAAGGAATCCCGATAGTGTCTGAACGTCATGAAATCCCTCAAGGATATTACATTGCCGAACAACTATCAGACGTGACCGTGAACAAGAAACGGATTGAATCAGAAATCAGGGAATTGCAAAAGACGTGGAACTATCTTGATAAACTTGATAGACCGTGGATTGTGACAATCGAGAAAAGCCGTCATGAAAAATCATTCGTGCACATTGATTCAGATTGTACCGTTGAAAAGATTCGCACTTACACAAACAAGAATCGTGCAGGCTACAAGCTGAATGATGAAGTCAAAGTGGTGGTGACTGACCAAACAAGCGGATTCGATTATGAGGTTTATAGAAATGAACGCCTTGTACGTGTTGGATATGAAGGTAAGCCGTTCAGTTTTGCGGTTGAAAAATTATTAAAAGAAATCAAAGAAAAAGAGGTATAAAACATGAATAAAATCACACTATTAGGAAGACTAACAAAAGACGTTGAATTGAAATTGATTGGTGATAGACCACTTGCTGAATTTTCGCTTGCGGTAAACCGTAAATATAAAAATGCTCAAGGTGAGCGTGAAACTGACTTTTTCAATTGCAAACTGTGGGGAAAGACAGCGGAAACGTTGCAACAACACACGATGAAAGGACAACAACTTCTTGTTTCAGGGCGTGTTGAGAATCGAACTTTTGTGAATCAGGAAGGGCAGAATGCGAAGTTCACTGAAGTCATCGTGGAAGAATTTGACTTTGTAGAAAAAAGCCCTAATCAAAACAACGGATTCAGTCAAGGCGGATTCAACCAAAATCAAGGTGGATACAATCAGGGCGGATTCAATAACAATCAAGGATTCAACACGGTGAACGCAAACGGAAACGCATCAGGATACTTCCAAAATCAAAACCAAAACGGATTCAATCAGAATCAAGGATTCAACAACTTCAACGGATTCAAGACAGGCGCTACAAATCCGAATAACGGATTCAATCAAAATCAAGGATTCAACGTGAATGAAGATGACCTTCCATTCTAGGATTCAGGAAGACGGAAAGAGGGGGTGGAAGGAATGAGATTCACTTTGAACGGTGGAACGATTGACTATGATGTGAAAATGCAAGTGGATACTAAGTTCAGTTTTGATGCTAACAATCGTGATGAAAGCATCATCGAATTGAAGAAACTCTTAAATGAAATGGTTGAGGGCTTACGTGACCACTTGGAATTGGAAGGAACTGAAAAACGATGAGAAAATACGTGAAACGAATTGATGACTTTGAAGAATTAGAAGAATATACAATTGCTAGAATTGATTATAGCTTATATAAAAAAGTTATAATTGAGAGAGATTATAAGCGTAATTGCTGGAAGGTATCGATGTTTTGCAAAGACGGAAAGGAAGATGAAAATGACAAAGAATATTGATAAAGTTATTGCATTGTTGTTTAGCTTTTTAATCACGTTGTTATTGTTCAATGTGGTGAAAGCAAGTGAGGTGGAAGGCGCAAAGAGCGCCTTCCTGAATCGAAACAATGACGGATTCTTTGTTGTTGTTGCGGTTGGCGTGTTCTTGCTATTGCTTGCATCTTACTTGAAGTTAAGTGATATAGACGATGAAGAAGGTGATGAATAATGCTATATGAATATCACACTGACTTATCACGAAAACTGAACGAATTAGGACGAATGTTTGTTGCGATTCACAGAAAAGAAACAGGAAAGAACTTGCTTGATGTTGATGAATATAATCGTGTAATCAAAGAGTGCCAAAGACGTATTGACGGGAAAGAGCCTCAATCAAAAATCATTTTGAACGGATATGACCGTGAAACTTCAGTGAGAGTTGAGATTGCTAGCAACGAATACAAGTCACCAGCTACCATGTATGAAGATGCTCAATTCATCATTGGAAGAATGATTGGTCAAAAAATTCAAGATGAACGAGATGAGATGATTAGACTAGGTGAGAGAATGGAACGAATTGAGCGACAAAGAAGATAGGGGAGATAATAGTGGACTTGACAGAATCTATTAAAGAAGTTATTGAAGAACCACTCAAGGCAATGCGATATCAAGAAATAGGGATTGTTGTTGCTGAACGGCTCAAACGCCGTCATAATCGTGATATCATAAACGATGATGCGCAATACAAGAAATTTATTCAGAATCACAGAAAAGAAAAAGAAAATGCTGAAAAAGGATTGCATGAATTTATAAACGGTCACGCTCAAGATTTTGAAATCACTATCGAAATCAAAAGCAAGAAACACAAAATTGACTTGCTACAATTCGAGGTTGAAGATATGGTGAAAAGAATGATTGAGTTCAGATACAATCCTGAACCAGCAATTTTGAAAGTATCAAACTATGAAGAACTAGGAAAGAAGGACAAAGAATGAAAAAAATGAAAATCGTGCACAAAGGTGAAGTTGAATATTTAACTGATGTGAAATCAGTACAAATGATTGATGACAATGAAGACACTCAACTTGTTGTTTACAATCGTGAAAAAGGGAAAACGGTTTGTCATTCATATCAAATTACAGACGTTCAGTTTTTTGAAGCGTATGAAGTTGCAACATTGGAATTGCAAGAACTTGTTCCACTTGTTGAACAGTGGTTTGTCAAACGTGGAATTGATAAAGGGAACGGGAATGGTCAAGTTGAAAAACTTATGGAAGAAGTAGAAGAATTAGAAGAAGCACACTATTATGGTGATGCGTATGAGTGCCGTGATGCGGTAGGTGATATCATGGTTGTATTGATTGGATATTGTATGCAACAAGGATACGATATTGCACAATGTTTAGAAGGTGCTTATGAAGAAATCAAGAATCGTACAGGGAAAGTGAATGAAGACGGGGTATTCGTGAAAGATGAGTAAGATTGAAACACTGACTGTCAACACAATCAAGAATTTGGAAGACGTTTGGTTTGAATCCGTGGATTCAGGATTGTATATCATGAACGGGACTATGAAAAATGGATTCACGATTGATGTTGGTGTGACTGAAGAAGCAAAAAAAGAAATCGAAAAACTGATAGCGGAAGGAATCAACAACAATGAAAACAAAAGATGAAATTGTGCAACTCATCATCGAGGCTACACCTAGGATTCAAAATAAGAATTGGTTTGAAAAAGAATTCTCACTCAGTAAAGGGATTGAAAGATTTTGTGAGTTGCTAAAAAAAGAAATCCTTGAAATTGATTATGATGAAGTGAAAGAAGAGGCTTGGGATATATACCAAAAGCATTACCATGACGATGGATTCGGTGGAATCTTTAGTGGTACGCCTGAAGAAAAAAGGAGATACTTGAGGGAAGCGGTTGAGTATTTCAAAAACGCTTGCAACAGTCAAAGAAAACAGCAATCACATGACGGGAAGTTCTATGCAATCACCACGGTTGATGAAGTAGGAATCAAGGAATTCAAGAAAGATGAAATCCAATTACAAACACATTATGGATACTTCAAAAATCAAAGAGATTGTCAAGAGTGCATTGACTACTTCAAAGAACAGATTGACCAATTAGAAATTGATTAGAACGGCAGGAAGAAGAATTGAGAAGTTTTAAGACAATACAAACTGAACACACTTATGAGAATATAAAAGTGGTGGAATTCACAAACGGGAAACGGGGCGTGTACCATATCAAGAAACGGAAAGTGATTGGATACGAGCCGCCAAAAGTGAAGAAGACGGAAGAACAAAAATTGGGACGGCGTATATTCACTGTAAATACAAACGTGATTGACAGAGCAAACAAGTACATGAAGGATAAGGGCTTGAATCTGAGAGAGTTCACTGACCTTTGCAATTTAGGGTATGACAATGTGCGCCTTGTATTCATGGAACAAAGACGAATGACGGAAAGGGTGAGGAAGAACATTGAACGAATCCTTGAAAAAGACGGTTACTGAATATCCGTATTATATCCTCAAACTATCGAATCTATATTACACAGGGACTAAAGACGGCAGATTCATTTTTAAACGTGGAAGAGATAATGCGTTGAAAGTTGGAAAAGCGGACTTTGAATCCTTGAGGGTGATTGAATCTAAAGTGGAACACTCACATATTGAGTGCGTGACAGCTCAAGGATTCACAGCGGTGAGTGAGATTGAGCGGAAGAAGAAAGAAAGAGAGTTCAGATTCTATGATGCGATTGTAAACGGTGAAGCCGTTCAATCAGTAGTGGAAGAACTGAGCAAAAAGGAAAGACGGGGAAAGATTGAATTATTCAGACTGAAACTGATAAAATCTATCAGAGATAAACATTTAACGCTTGATGAAATTGAGTTCTTAACACAAAGAAATGATGCTGTAATCATGAAGGTGATTCTTGGAACAGCGCATCAGGCTACACAGTCAGCAATCTACCAGCTATTAGATGCTTACGTTGTTAAATTCGTTTAATGATTGTGAGATTGTCTGAAAAATGGTATAATGAACTTAACGAAAAAGCACTAGCCTAACTGATACACCTCTAAACATTTTTATTTCATACTAGGATTTTTTCGTATCAAGTCACTTGCGGAAACAAGATGACAACCCACCGTTCTGAAACATGGATATACAAGTGAAGTGAGTTTTGAACGGGATTCACTCACAGCCATAAAAATACAATAGTGCATGACGGCGGAAAACGTTGATGCCAACTCTTCAAAAGCACGTTGAAAAGACGTGCTTTTATTTGTATAAGACTGAGAAAGGAGAAAGGAAGATGCAGACGGAAAAAGTCAAGGTCAGTGACCTGATTGAATACCGATTCAATGCAAAAGTTCACCCTGATTGGCAGATTGAGCAGATAAAGAAATCAATTGAAGAGTACGGATACAATGACCTGATAACCATTGATGAGAATAACACAATCATTGAAGGTCACGGGCGATTGTACGCCTTGCAAGAATTGGGATACGATGAAATTGATGTAATCAGGCTCACACACTTAACTGAGGAACAAAAGAAAGCATACATCCTAGTACATAACCAGTTGACCATGAACACGGGATTCGATATTGACCTTTTGAACGTGGAACTTGTATCACTGAAAGATGACGGGATAGACTTATCAGACTTTGGAATCATTGCGCCTTCATTCGATGATGATGAGGAAACGGAAGAAAAGAAGAAAGATGAATCCGATGACGATGATGAAGAAGATGAAGACGTGTTTGCGACTGATAAGAAATACCTATTGCATTGGATTGATGAGAAAAGCCTTGAAAAGAAATACGGCTTTCCAATCCTTCACCCTTGCAGTGTAAAGCCTGAAGAGTTGATGCCGTTCAACTATGTACTCAGTGACAGGGGCGGAAACGAACACAAAGGAATCCACTTCTATATTGACGATTATCAGTTTGAACGTATTTGGCAACAGCCTGAAAAGTATATTGAGAAACTCACAAAATATGCTTGCTGTCTTACGCCTGATTTTAGTCTTTACTTGGATATGCCAAAAGCCATGATGATATGGAACACGTATAGAAGCAGAATGATTGGTCAGATTATGCAACGGTACGGAATCGAGGTTATACCTACATTATCGTGGGGATATGAAGACACGTTTGAATTCTGTTTTGAGGGACTTCCTAAGAACAGCATTGTGAGCATCTCAACGGTAGGCGTGAGCAATGATGATGAAAGTCTGAGAGTGTGGAAAGCAGGCGTTGACGAATCCATAAAAAGATTGAAACCGAAAGCGATAATATTATACGGGAATATGATTGAACATGACTTCAAAGGGGTGGAAGTTGTTCACATTAAAAGCAATACTCAAGAAAG